ATGGTAAACCAATTTATGCGGTAGAAAATGAACTATTACCATTTGGATTAGAAAAAACAGAACTATATTATATTGCAAATACAAAAGAAGCAGTTAAATTCTGTGATAGAAAAGCAGTAACTATTGCTAGAAGTACAGAAGCAGGGTTTAGAGATGATACAGTTAAAATAAGAATACTAGAAAGATTTGATGCTACAAAAGGTAGCGTAAGATCAATCAAGAAAATCGAATTTTAGTGAAGGCAGGGTAATCCCTGCCTATACTTTTAAAGTAGGTGATTAAATGAAGTATAGAAACAAGCTTAAATTATATGGAAGTGTATTGGCTGAAAATGAACTTGAAGAAATCACTAAAAATTTCATCAAAATCAAAGATATATATTGTAATATTAAGCCATTCCATGGTGGTACAAAATCTGTAAGTGGCACAGATATACAAGAAAGTTACAACACTCAAAGGATATTAGTCAGGAAGCTCAGCATTAAAAAGCCTGAAATTGATATGTATTTTAAAGATGCTGCTGGACAAAAATATAAAGTTCTAGACTTTTACCCTAACTATAAAGATAACAGTGAGTGGGAATTTAGAACTAGGATTGAATATGAGTAGGTGTAAATATGGCGGATGGGTTTGATTTTAGAGAGCTTACTAAATTTGAAAAAGATTTATTAGAAACTGCACAAGATTTTAAAAATGGAAAGCATACTAAACAATTTTTAAGGAAACAAGGAACTGAACTAAACAAAACAAATAAAAAACAAGCTAAAACTTCTGGTATTAATATAAAAAGCAAATTGTCTGATTTAGGTAAGGTTATGTGGGAATTTGCTGGAAAACAAATAATTTTTGTTATAGATACACTAAAAAGATTTGGTTCTATAATTTGGAACATGATAATTCAAGTGATAGATGCCATAAAACCATTAGTTCCAACTATTCTAAATTTATTTAGCAAGATAGTAAAGGTTGTAAGTTTTTTAGTTATAGCTTTATCGCCAGTTTTGGGATTTATAATAGGTGTTTTTGTAACAAAAATAATATATAGTTTTATGCTAGTTGCAAATAAAATTAAAGCTGTTATAACAATGGTGGCTGGTGTCTTAAATGGACTACTTACAATTTTATCTGGTGTCATAGATTTTCTAGTAGGAATATTTACTGGGAATTGGACTATGGCCTGGGAAGGCATACTGTCTATCATAGATGGTGTCATTGGCGTGATAAAGTCACTTTGGCAAGGATTAGTGGATTGGCTAACTGCTCCTGTAGATGCCGTGGTTAACATATTAGATGGTGTATTTAAGGATAAAGTAGAAGGTTTAAAAAAGGTTTGGGAAGACTTAAAGAATGTATTTAAAAATCCAATTAAAGCCGTTGTAAATTTATTTAAAAGGGACAAAACTGGCGGGGTGGATGGAAGTCACAAAACAGGATTAGCTAGAGTGCCGTTTGACGGTTATTTAGCAGAATTACATAAAGGTGAAAGGGTTTTAACTAAAGATGAGTCTAATAACTACAGAAATGACACAAATGGCGCACGAAGTTATGGCACGAGCATTTCCAATATGAGCAGGGTAGACAATACTGATAGCAATATAACTATAATTATTCAAGGTAATGTATATGGCGAAGAAGATTTCGTAAACCGTGTTGGTACAGCGCTTAATAAAAAAGTAGATCTAGTATTAGCAAATATGCCTTAGGAGGTTGAATAGATGGATATTATATTTAGCGCAAACAACAATGAAGAAATAAAGATTATGCCTGTAGTACCTAATGATATTGAAATTGCACAATCACAAAACAATGAAGAGTTTGAAACATTAAATAGTGGCACGTTAAATTTAATAGGTGATCTAGGGTTAAGAAGTCTGTCTATTCAATCCTTTTTCCCTTGCAATGAGTATAGATGGATTAAAAAAGGTGCAAGCAGTGATGGTTGGAGCTATGTTGACTTTTTTCAAAAGTGGAGAAAAAGAGGTGTGCCTATTCGAATTGTAATGATTAGTAAAACAGGAAGAGAAGTTTTAAATATGGCATGTACTATTGATGGCTTCACACCTGCAGAAAAAAGAAATGGTGACATATCATATAGCTTAGAAATAAAAGAATATACATTTGTGGGGGTGTAGTTATAATGGATAATTACACTCTTTTATTATTGAAAAATCAACAAAAGTATAACATTACTAAGCTATCACAAGAGTTATTATGGAGAGATAGTATAGATACTTTAGGAATGGAACTATCATTTAACATAGCTAAAAATAATGATGATATTTTCATAAAAAACTATGATGTTACAGAAGTAGGAGACAAGTTAGTACTTTCTAATAATGGAATTGAAGTGTTTAGAGGAATAATTACAGATGAGACCATAAACAGATATAGTAAAAACATAGTTGCTTTTGATTATGCATTTCATTTAAATAAAAGTAAGACTATCATTCAATTTAATAAAATAAGGGCAGATGAAGCTATAAAACAACTATGCTCTAAATTCAATATTCCTATAGGTAATATTACTGCAATATCTACGCTAATAACTAAGATATATAAAGACAATACAATTGCAGAGATCATAAAATACATATTAGATATAGCCACAAAAGAGCTAGGGATCCAGTATAGGCTAGAAATGAGATCAGGAAAACTATATATAGAAAAATATATGGATTTAATTGTAAAAGCTACTTTTAAACCTGCTAGTAATTTAGCTGCATTTGATGTCACAAAGGCCATAGGTAATATTAGTAGAAGTAGAAGTATACAAGATATGAAAAATAGCATTATAATTACATCTTCAGATGAAGAAAGTACTAGGGTTTATGCTAGTGCTAAAGATGATAATAGCATAAATAAATATGGATTATTACAAGAAGTACAAAGTGTAGATGATAAAGATATTGCACAAGTAAATAATATAGCAAAAAATCAACTAAAATTATTAAATAGAATCACAGAAAACACTTCTATTGAACTACTAGGTAGTGATTTAGTTAGAGCAGGAAGAATACTAAACATAGAAGAAAAAACAAGTGGTTTAAGTGGAAATTATCTAGTTAAAGAATGTACCCATACTTATAATAATCGCATTCATAAGATGCAATTAAATATAGAGGGTGTGATTTAATGCCTGGATCATGGGATATAGAACTCGCTAAGAAGTTTAAAAGTAGAGATAACAAAGAGCCAATAGGTAATATAGTGGGAAAGGTAATAGATATATTCCCAAATCTTAAAATCAGTATTTTAGATGGCAAATCAATTTTAAGAAAAGATCAACTATATATTTCTACATTCTTAGAAAGTAACTATAGCAGAGAATATCAAATGAACAGTACAACTGGCACTATTACTTTTTTAGATACATTAAAAGTAAATGACGAAGTATTATTAGCGCATACAGCCAATGAGCAAACATGGTTTATAATAGCTAAGGTTAGAAAGTTGGGGTGATTAAGTGTTCCCTAGTTTTAATTTCGATACAGTACAATCAAATACAGAAGAAAACGAGGTGAGCTCTACTGAACTAGGTAGAGTTTTTTTAATGAAGTTTAATGGCAATAAAGCAACAATAATACTAGAAAACGGTAAGCCTAAAGAGGCTACTACAAATAAAGAAAAAGTAAAAATGTACGTACAAATGCTGATTAGAACCGAACTTAGGAAATACAAAGTTTATAAAGATACAGATTTTGGAATGACTTATTTTAAATACCTTGGAAATAAACAACTTCCAACTGGATTTATAAACAGTGAATTTAAAAGAGAAATAGAAGAGAAGGTAACAGTATTATCTGTAGTTAATAGTATTTCAAATTTTAGTTCTGCAATGAAAGGTACTGTATTACAAGTAGATTTTACAATCAACTTAACTGATAGTACAAATCTACAAATAAGTGAGGTGATATAGTTGAGTGTAGTAATTAAAACGCAAGAGCAATTAAATACTGATATGTTAGCAAATATATCAGATGACTATGAAAAAAGTACAGGATACCCTACAGGTGACTTTATAAAGACAGGTTCCATAGAGTTATCAAAGATATATATAGTAATCCAAGAACTGATTAATAAAGTTAGTGTAGATAATCTAAAAGGTGATGAACTTACTAGATATGTACTTCAAAGAAAAGGTATTAAAAGGAAACAGGCCACAAAAGCAAAAGCAGTATTAACAATTACAGGTAATGCAACAATTAACACAGGTGATTTATTTGCTACTTCTAATAATATTCAGTTTAATAGTTTAGAAACTAAAGTTATTAACGAAGCTGGAACCATAGAAGTAGAATGTACTCAAACTGGAAGTGTAGGCATGGTAGGAGCAAATAGTATTACCCTTATGCCTATTACCATTCAAGGTATAATAAGCGCTACTAACTTATCTGCATCTTATGATGGTTTTGAAGCTGAAACAGATGGAAGTGTTAGAAGTAGATACTATGAAGCACTCCAAATTCCAGCTACAAGTGGAAACGTTTATCACTATCTAAAGTGGGCAAAAGAAGTACCAGGTGTCGGTAATGCTAAAATTTTTTCACTTTGGAATGGTGATAACACAGTAAAAGCTTTAATAATAGACAGTAATATGCAACCAGCATCCGTTGACTTAGTAAATCAAGTCCAGGACTATATAGATCCTAAAGGTGTAGACAATAGCACATGGGGTACTGGGGCAGGGGAAGCCCCTATAGGAGCATATTGCACAATAGCTTCAGCAACAGGATTAAATATAAATATAGATGTTGATGTTGATATTGCAAGTGAATATACATTAGAAGAAATTAAAACAAATATAATTAATAATGTTACTGATTACTTAAAAAGCATAGCATTTAGTCAAACTATTAATTATGTATCTAGAGCTAAGATCGGACAATTAATTTTAGAATCAGAAGGTGTATTAGATTACAGAAACCTTTATGTTAATGGTAGCTTAACAGACAATGTAATGGTGGCAGCAGAAGAAGTTGCAATAGTAGGCACAGTAACAGTTAGTTAGGAGTGATCATTTTGCAAGGTAAAGATAGATTATTAAGCAATATACATAAAATACTGAGAGAAGATCAATATATAAGTGAATTATGCAAAAGCTTTGGTATTGAAATAGATACAATAGAATTAGCACTACAAGACATTTATAATCAGTTTTGGTTTGATACTATGACTTGGGGAGCTGATGTACTAGCAGCACAATTAAAAGTAAAGCTAGACAATAACCTTACCCAAGCAGAAAAAAATTCACTACTTGAAGCACGTTGGAAATCATCTGGGAAATCAGATGTTTTTTTATTGCAAACTATTTGCGATAGCTGGAAGAATGGAGAAATAGATGTATCTTTTATAGGTGGTAAGATACAAATTAAGTTCATTGGTGAATATGGAGTGCCAACAGATCTAGTTTCACTAAAAGCAGAAATAAATAAATCTAAGCCTGCGCATATAGCTGTAAACTATTTGTTTAAGTATTTTTTAATAAAAGATATACACGAAGTTATGACATTAGAAACATTAGAAAATACAACATTAGATAAATTTGCATTTTAAGGGGTGATAAATTGAGCATATTAACAAGTTTTTTAAATTTATTCAAGTATGATCCTGTTGCCAATAAAGATAGTACATTCAATATAACAACAGCATTAAATGAGAATTGGGATAAGATAGATGCGAAAGTTAAAGAAGTAAGTTTATCTATAGAAAATATAGAAGTTCCTGTAACATCTGTAAACTCAATGACAGGGGATGTGACACTTAGTGCAGCTGATGTAGGAGCAGAAACTCCTGCAGGAGCACAGGATAAAGTTAATGCCCTAGCAGGAGAGGGAAATACAAAAACAGTTAAGCAACTCGACGATGAAGCTAAGACGCATTGGGCAGATTATACGTTGCAAGTACCTTATGGCGTTGCTACTGGTTCGGCTAATGTCAAAGGAGTAACTCTTGACCCACCATTAACTGCCTATGTAGAAGGAGTAGCTTTGTCATTTAAAAACAACTTAACTAATACAACTGCAACAACTATTAGTATAAATGGGTTAGGTTCTAGACCAATTCTGGATAGTAAGGGAAATGCTTTAACATCTGGGAAATTAACATCAGGAAGCATTTATACATTGAGGTATGATGGAACAAATTTTATATTACAGGGTGAAGGTGGTTCTGGAAATGCCACTGTATCTGACCTTCTCTCTGGCAAAACAGCAAGCACAGATGCAGGAGATATTGTTGGAACAATGCCGAATAGAGCCGGTCATGTAATAGGAGACAGCATAACAAGAAGTGGGACGACCTTGAGAATAAGACCACTCGAGGGATATTATAATGGGTTGTCTACCAATAGCGTTGCCTTTACCGACGCTAACTTCCTCGCTTCAAATATAATTAGTGGAACAAGTATTTTCGGATTAGGCGGGACATATGTCGGTAAAAGAATCGCAAGCGGTACGGCTAACAGTTCCGACGACTCGAAAATGTTTACGGGCGACGGTGGTACGTTTATAACTAGTAAATATATAACCGTAACCGGTTTGGCGTTTATTCCTCGATATATTATAGCGTCCTTACCGGATATTCCCGTGCTATCGAGTCCCGCGGTTAATATAATCGCTCGGAATGATATGGACTTGACAACCGGAGGGGGTCGTATATTTACCTCGTGGGGCGGGTCTTACTACAGAATCACTGGAGAGGCTTATATGATTCAAGGGGGGTTCCGAATACCCGTGTCATATAATAACGCTATTAGAACATTTTATTGGGTAGCCATAGAGTAGGAGGAGGAGAAAAATGAAA